ATAGCGCCTGGACATGGATTGATAGGGACAGAGTTTCCAACAAGAATATCAGTAGCAGATCCATCTGTTTCATCTGACGTCAAGGAATTTGATTTATTAAAATCACAAGTTAAGTTTATTCCAGATTCGGACTATGCTTTGGTTCATTTACCTGGCGTTCGACCTGTTATAAATTTGCGTGATAAATGGATCAGTGAAAATGAATTGAGAAATGATATGTGTGAGATGAGATTTGCTAATGGCACAGTTATTTCAATCAGAGATAAAGCCAGAAATTTGAGCAGTTTTGATGGAGAAAGAAATTTTGTAGTACAAGAAGGAGAGCAATTATACACCCCTGTTGATACAAGATGTCATGGTGCCCATAAAGGTAGAGTTTTGGCTTTGCCTTACCAAACAATACATGGAGATTCAGGTTCTGTTGTATTACATCATAACAATCAGTTACCATCATCAGTACTTGGAATAGTTCATCAAAGTAATATTGTGACTCAAACTACTTATGTGGCCATACTATCAAGAGAAGAGATTGACAAACAGGTTAAGGCTTTTGATGAAAGAGATAGGATTGAAGTTTGTTTGAATGATGTTGAAGAGATTTGCGATCATCCATTGAAGAAAGTTTTTAAGCACAATCAAATATTGAAAGAATCTCCGTTCAAAAATCAATCAGTTGACTCTGCTCCTGGGTTTAAGAGGACACCTTTGTGGTCTCTTTTTCCTGTAGACGTAGAACCAGCAGGTCAAAAAGCTGATGATCCTCGTTTTCCACCTGGATCAAGACATTTTTTGGAGGTATCATTGAATAAGTCAGCAGGAGTGAAATATGTAAAATTGACAGCATCTGAAGAAAAGTTTGGAGAACAATATTTGCGAGCAATTTATACGACTTTTATTCCTGAGGTTTTTGGTTCAAGAATCTTAACCACCTCACAAGCTATCACAGGAATAAGAATGCAAGGATCAACAAGTATAGATGTTAGCACGTGTGCTGGGCTTCCATATAAAGAAGAAAGAGGAGTTATTGGAAAAACTCCAATGATTAGATACAATGCAGAAGGAAAATATTGGCAAATTCAAGGAAGAGTTAATCATGACGTTGAATTTTATGAATCAAGCTACATTAATCTAAAGGTTCCCAGGAATTATAAGCTCGAATTTCGTAAACATGAGCTTGTAGGCCCTAACAAGATTCAGGAACCCAAAACAAGAACAGTAGGAGTAGGCAATTATATACATCAGATTGCTTATATGAAGTTGTTCAAGGATTTATTTACCCGAGTAAAGAACATATGGATGGAAGGTAGAACGTCTCCATTTGCTATGGGCATAAATCCTGAGGTACATTGGAATAATGTGGCTCGTCACTTGAGATATCATGATTATGTTATTGACTTTGATGTCAAGGCATGGGAAGAGAAGATGGATCAAAAATTGATGTATATACCCACGAAAGTAAGATTGGACATTTTGAAGGAGTCCTTGGAATTAGCAAATATTCCTTGGTCTGATGATTATGCGAAGATAGCCTATGGTCTAGTTGTTGATTACATTCATTCGGATGTTGTGTTCGAAGACATAGTTTATTCTAAGACAGCAGGTTTACTTTCAGGGCACCCAGGAACTTTCATGGAGAACTCGGAAGTTCACGAGATTATATTCGGAGTAGTATGTTGGAAAATTTTGAAGAAGTACGCCCCCACACTTGCAACGACTGACTACATAATTGCTAATTGTAGAAGTATAAAAGCCGCAGATGATATAGTTATCGCAATTTCTCCACAAGCACGCGAATTCGTAACAGTGCAACGAATCGTTGAAGGTTATAATCAGATTGGTTATCAGATTACGGCTCCAGATAAGAGTCCCGTTGTCTCCGTGAAGACCCTCTATGACGTGCAATTTTTAAAGAACGGCTTTTCTTTAAACCCGGACATGACGATCACAGTTCTTCCCAATGAATCACAGATTCATCAGTTGTTATCTTATGTCAGAACGAAGACCTCTCTCACTGTTGAAGATCAAATGATCACTAACTTTGGTACTGCTATGCGATTTGCATACCATCGTGGTGAAGATTATTATGAGAGGACTCGTAGAAAGTTGAATGCAGCGTGTGCTAATCAGCGCATAAATTTTGTTTGGAATTCGGATTACGACATGATGAAGATGATTATTGAAAAGAATCATGAAGATGAGGCCAACAAGTATTGGTCCCCCAATTCCGCGAGCAGAGATGATACTGCTTTTAGCGAAGAGGCTGTCTACCTAAAGTAAAACAGACCCCCCCCCCGACGTTATTGATTAATACGTGGTGCGTGTATCCCCAGACGGTGACACCCAAAAAATCAAAAAGTAGCAAACACTTTAATGTTTGCAAATATATTGGACTTAAAATAAGTTTTTTACATACAACCCCATTTTTATAAATATTTTTATTTTGTAAAGTCGAGTTCTTGATGTTTCCTTATCCCTGTTTTTGTTCAATTAAATAAATAAATCGTAGGTATTGACACAGGGCAATGCCACCTAAAAATTATTTTCAATATTTAACGTAGATTTCAAAATTTCATATAATTGTTTTTGAGTTTTTAATTTTGTTTCAATTGTAATTTCCACGGATTTTTCTGTTTCTCAGATTCTTTCCTACTTTTAAGTCGAAAGGATCTCAGAAACAGACTGATTATTTTGT